ATCCAGTCAGGCGATGGTCGCATATCAGGCGTTTGGAACGGCAACGTTTCCTAACAGCGCAACAATTTCTGGAGTCTTTGATATGATCAATGGATCATCCGTGACGACATTCAATGAGAAAAACGCATGTTTCGTTTTTACCCCGCCGTAATGAAAAACATTCTTTCTCAAATATTCGCTGCCGCGTTGATTCTTTCTCAGATCAACAATGCTTTTGGCGTAACACCAAAACAATCTAGTTTCTTCCCCCGAGGTATTCCAGTAGCTACGACTTGTCCTTTTGGTACTAGTACTCCAAATGATGGTTGTCAGGCCCTTTATGCCTCCGGTCTTCAGGGCACAGTTCAATACCCGAACTGTTTCACTACAGATCCTATTTGTGTCGGATCCCAGACACGTCTTTCTCGCCTACAAGAGAATCAAGCCGGTGTGGATTATCCTGTTGGAGTCCCAGCCAGCATGGCAGGATCTCTTAAAGATCCGGCTACAAATCCGATCACGAATTGTACATATAACCCCACAGGTAGTGCCGCTGGTGGTCCTAAGTTAGATTGCAGTGGCGGTGCTGTTGTCGTTCATGGTTATGAATTCGGTCCTATCGGAGGGCATCAGGCGACCGTATTCAAGCTAGAGAACACAGTAACAAGTACTGATATTCAGTATAATCACTTCGGTGCGGATAGCAATACGGCAGGTTCTTCTGATCTCAACGACTATGCCGTCTTCTTGGGCGCTCCGGGAAGCACATTCAACCTCGTCTTTTCCCACAATACGATTGATGCCAACTGTCATCCTTCGCCCGGTACATGCGTCGGTAATTATGGGATTCAGATGCTTACGCTGGGTTCCATAACCTTTGATTACGATGCACTGCTTTGGCTACCATTCAGAATGAATGCCGGATGCGGAAGTGGGGCATGTCCCACTGTTGGGGATGTGAATTTCCGTTGGACGATTATGGTCGGTCCGACAGCATCTTCCCTCGGCGTTCACGGCGAATGGATCGAGCGGGTGTTCAGTGCGGCTGGCACCCCAACGACTCAGACGAACACGAACTACATCGGTGATGTAATGGTCATCCCGCCAAACACGAATCCCAATATCACCACAAATCTGTATATCTCGGACGGTGGTACTGGAAATGGCTTGCCTGAGTATACGAACGTCAATATCACTGATACTACGCTTATCTCTAATCTTCCTGGCGGCGGGAATCAGTCGATGGTTACATTCCAGAACGGTAACTATGTCCATGTCAACTTCCAGAATGTTGCCCTAGATATGACAGGAGCATCTGGACACAATTTCCGTGCTGACTGCGGAAACGCCTTGTTTGGTGGATCTCACGTCAACGGAACGACTGGAGAAATAACCGTAACAGGTTGGATTTCTTCTTGGGGCACCATCAAAGTCGGGATGATGCTGGCGCTAAACAACGTCCCTACTAGTTACACGCTGACTTCATTCGGGACAGGAACGGGTGGAAACGGGACTTACGAGAGTGATTATACCGGTCCAGACTTGGATGTCCCAATCGTGGGCGTAGGAGGACATGCTACGGCTATTTTCCCCAACGGTGTGACCATGACAAACGTCATTGACATGTCGCAAGCTGCTCCATCAAACACAATCACGACATGGAACGATAAGAACACCTGTACTGGTATCTGGGGACCGCCTTAATGGATATCGATAAACTCATAGTCGAGTTAGAAAGAGACGAGTCTTTCAGACCTTACCTCTATGATGATTCTACAGGAGAGAATGTCCGTAAAGGTGACCATCTTTTCGGTAATCCGACTGTAGGTATAGGTTGGTGTCCTAGCACTAATCCATGTAGTCATGAACTAGCTGTCTTAATTTGTAAGTATCAAGTCAATGACGTCTGGACAGAACTTCTAAGAGATTTGCCTTGGTTAGAATCCCATCCAGACAATATCCAAAGAGCTGTATGTAATATGGCATTTAATCTTGGTGTCGTCGAATTCTTGAAATTTACGACTTTTCTGAATCTATTAAAGAATCATAAATATCAAGAAGCCGCTGAGGATCTTAAGACGACACTCTGGGCAAGACAAGTCAAGTCTCGGGCGACTAGAATAGAAAACCTAATCAATGCCGTACACCCCTGAACAACACAAATTATTCGAGGGCATCGCCCATGGCAGCATTCCACCGAAAGACGGCCTTACTAAAAAGAAAGCTGCTACGTTGGCTTCTGAAGGGGTGAAGAAGAAACCTAAGCATGAACGAATGTATAAGGATAAGAAATAGATGCAAAGCATCGCAACAGACCAGAGGTACTAATGGGTTCAATCGTAGGTTCTCCTAAAGTCAATGGCCCGACGCCTCCACCTCCTGCAGCTCATCCTGCTGTCTTAGGCTCGGCTCAGACTGCCTTAGCAGCCGCTACTACTAAAAAAGGTGGTGCTGTCGCTGACGGTATGGGTTTCAATAACACTATCCAGACGTCACCTCAGGGACTCAAGCCCCCATCAACTGCTAAAAGCACTCTATTAGGCTAATGTCAGACGACAAGACAGACTACGAAAAGGCCGGAGCGACATTTCTCTCCGAACAGCCTACTGTAGACCCTAGTAAACCTTTAAAGGATGATCCGAAGTGGCTTGCTTTGAAGGCAAGTCTTGAGACTAGACTCGTAGCCCTTAGGAACTGGAGACAGTCCTGGTGGACTCAGAATTGGTCCGATCTGGCTGAATTCATCCTTCCTCGTCGTTCGATTTGGCTAACCCAGTCTACTGGTGGTAATCCTAATCCTAATAACATGACCCGTGGTAGGCCTATCAATAACGCCATCGCGGATCCTACAGCTACTTATGCCGTTCGTGTCTGTAGTTCCGGCCTTATGTCAGGTCTTGCTAGCCCTAGTCGTCCTTGGTTTAAGCTTATTCCTAGTATTAAGAAACTTGAGCTAGATTCTGAAGCTCGTGCTTGGATCGACGACACAGAAGATCGGATCTATACCGTAATCGCAGGTAGTAACTTCTATAACTCATTCGCCCAGGAATGTGAAGACCTCGTAGTCTTCGGGACCGGGCCTAATATCATATACGAAGACGAGAAAGACCTTATTCGTTGCTACACCCCTGCAGTAGGTGAGTACTACCTCTCTTCAGACGCCACTGGTCGTATCGATGGCCTCTATAGGTTGTTCGTGATGACAGTGGCTCAGATCGTAGGCTTCTTCGGGATCGAAAACTGCTCTGAAGAGATCCAATCCCTGTGGTCGAAGAAAGGCAACCAGTTAGAAGTCGAAAGAATGGTTGCTCATGCCATAGAGCCTAATTTCGATATCGAAGGATTCGGTAAACTTCCTGGAAATTTCACTTGGCGTGAGAATTACTGGATCTATGGATCTAAGAGCGGTAAGCCGCTGTCTCAGAGAGGTTTCGTAGACCAACCATTCACAGCAGCCCGTTGGAGCACTCAAAGTAATGACGCCTATGGCCGTTCAGTCGGTATGGATGTCCTACCGGACGTGATGCAGCTCCAAGTCATGACTCGTCGGATGGCTGAGGCGATTGAGAAGCAGGTCCGTCCTCCTCTGATCGGGTCTATGGAGCTTAAGAATAAGCCTACTAGTACTCTTCCTGGTCATCTTACCTTTGTTACTGATATGGGTCCTGGTAAAGGCATCAGACCGATTTATGAAGTCAATCCAGATGTTAGTGCCATGGCTGCCAACATCGCCCAGATCGAGCAAAGAATTCAGAAAGGGTTATTCAACGACCTGTTCTTGATGCTGGAGAATCAACCTACTGCTGATCGTATGACTGCTTACGAGGTTGCCCAGAAGCTCCAAGAGAAACTTCAAGTCCTTGGACCTGTCATTGAAAGTCTGATATCCGACAGCCTTAAGCCGAAGTTGAAGCGAGTCTTCAACATCCTCAAACGGAAAGGAATGATCGACCCTCCTCCGGCCAGTCTCCAAGGCGTACCGTTGGATATCGAGTTCGTCTCGATGCTGGCTTTGGCTCAGAAGGGTGCTGCTACAGGCGGCATGGAGAGATTGATCCAGATCGTCGGTGCTATGTCTCCGATCTATCCGACGATCAAAGACAACGTCGATTCAGATCTATATCTCAGGGAATACAACGAACTCCTAGGTAATCCGAAGAAAGTCCTTCGTTCTCCTGATGAAGTCGGTCAGATCCGTCAAGTCCAGGCCCAGCAGGTCCAACAAGAACAACAGATGCAAGCCATGGAAAGGACTGCCCAGGCAGCCGGTGCCGCCGCACCAGCAGCTAAGGTTCTTTCCGATGTCGATACAAACGGCGGACAGAACGTCCTAGGTAAACTCTTAGGCGGTTAAGGAGAAAATGATTTATATCACAGAAGCAGAGATGCTTGAACGCTATATCGATGGCCTCAAGAAGTCTGCAAGTAGGGCTGAGGAGTTTCTTACAGCCGAGAGTGAAGAAAAGGCAAGGTTATTCATAGAATTCATCGAGGGTATCAAGGTAGCTGCGGGTTCTGCCCATCAACTCGCCCATGCCCAAGAGAATCCTAAATGGTTAGACACTAGAGATCTCTTAGAGGCTGTAATCACAGTCGCCCAGAGTATCCTAGTCCATACAGAAGACGACAGGCCGTTCTGGCAGAAAATCAAGACTTCTTTAGAGATCATGCAGGTCACTGGTAGAACTTTGGCTACTTCTAGAGCTATGAAACGCTCAGACGTCCTTCTGCACCTAGACGAACGTGCTAAGACTCTTCATTAATGGCTAACCCAGTCGATGAACTTCTAGCTAAAGAAGCTTTAGAAGAAACCCCAGACACGTCTGATCCTGGAGAAGTCAATAAACAACGGAAGAAATACGCCCGGAAAAGATCAGACCGGCTACGATTCATCGAGGCTGCTATGCAGCATGAAGAAGGTCGGGCTTGGTTTTACGACATCCTAGTCTTCTGCAGAGTCTTTCAAGGCCCTTGGGATGACGATCCATACAGGACTTCTTTCTTGTGTGGACAACAAAACGTAGGGCTAAGAATCCTGGCTGATATCCAAGACGCTGCCCCGGATAATTATTTAAAAATGATCAAGGAACAAAAAACTAAAAATGGTTGATACCACTAATCCAGCCCCAGCCGTCGAGACCATTACTCCGGCATTGGTTCAGACTCAAGTAGATACATCAGCAATTTCCGCCGCGCCACCAGTGGTAGATGCTAATACGTCACCAAATATCCCCTCACCCATACCAGCCCCTACGCCCACACCGAGTGATAATAGTTCTGTTACACAGACCCCAGAGGTTCCTGTAGCAGAGGCGGCTAAGACTCCTGAGACGGTCCTGGGCGAGGCATTGACAGACAAGCCTGCAGAGGCTCCTGTCACAGAAACTAAGCCTGCAGAGGGCTCTGAAGCCCCTGTAGAGCAAAAGAACGAAGGGGGCCAGTCCGACGAAACGGCTCCGCCTCCGAAGTACGAGCCTTTTACTCTTCCAGACGATATCAAACTGGATGATACAAAGCTCGGAGAATTCACGTCTTTATTAGCCGAACTTGAGACCTCCGGTAAGGCTAGTCACGAGGCTGTTCAAGCCTTTGGACAGAAGGCTGTTGAATTTTATGTCAATGAAGTCAAAGACGTCGTGAATAATATCACTAAGGTATATCAAGACGCCTGGGACAAACAGAAAGTGACTTGGAAGGAACAATTCCTAGCCGATCCAGAAATCGGCGGAAACAGGTTCCAGACCACAGTCGATTCTGCCCTGACCTTCATCAGGACACACGGAGGTACTGCGGAGCAGCAACAAGAATTCCGGAATCTGATGGAGACATCGGGTCTTGGAAACCATCCGGCAATGATTCGTCTACTAGCTAAAGCTGGTGAGGCTATGTCTGAAGGTAAACCTCTTGTCGCTACTACACCAGTATCTGCTCCAAAGTCAAAAGTAAGTACCATGTACGGTACTTCAACATAAGGAAATAACTAATGAGTACTAATGTCTATCCCAATCTGGTAGACTGGGCTCGTAGGGCCGACCCAGATGGTTCGATTGCCATCATTGCCGAGATGCTGTCTCAGTGCAATGAAGTCATGAAGGACATGATCTGGCAGGAAGGCAACCTACCGCTTGGTCATAAAACTACCGT